CGGCACTCCCGAGGGCTACGGGCCTGCCTACGATTTGATTCTCGCCAAGCCCTCGCCGACGACGCGGGCCTATGTGATTCGCACGTCGGACAATCCGTTCCTTCCGGCGTCGTATGTCGAAGAATCGAAGACTCGTCTGGGCACTGACGAGGCCATATCGGAGAAGCTGGACGGCATCCGCACGGCCAGAGGTGGACGTGTCTACAGCCGATTTGACCGGCGCATCCATTGCGCCGGCGCGCCTGTCGTCACGCCTGGTCGGGGTCGTCTCGTCGTCGGTTGCGATTTCAACGTGCGCGACGCGCAATGGATCGTTGCCGAAGTCGACGACGAACGCCGCACGCTGCACGTCGTTGGCGAGGTCATCAAGCAGGGCGGGACGACGACAGACGAGCACGCCGAGCGCACCGCTCGTTGGATCATGGCGCACCTCGAACGGACAAAGGGCAGGCGCTTCACGCGTGAAGAAGTGTTCGCCATGAAGATCAAGGCACACCCTGACGCATCGGGTGCAAGTCTCCACACGACGTCGACGCTCTCGGATATCCACCTCTTGCTACAGGCGGGGTTCAGGCCCGATCACCCCAAGGCGAACCCCCCGATCCTTGAACGCGTCAACACCTTGAACGTGCTCTTCCGTGACAGGCGCATCACCATCGATCCCGTTGCTTGCCCCCATCTGTGCAAGGCATTGGAGACGCAGGCCCTCGACCGCAACGGCGAGCCAGAGAAGAAAGCCGGACCCGCCGACATGAGCCACATCCTCGACGCCCTAGGCTATGCGGCACATCGTCTCTTTCCTGTCCATCGGAAAGCAAGCATCGTTCGGTCGCATCCTGACGCGGTCTCCGACGACTGGGGCCGCGTCGCCTAGCCCCTTGACACGCACTCTGCTAGTGTGTCTGCCATGCTGAAACTCAACGCCGAAAGCGACGCCATCGTCAATCAGATCAGGGCCGACGCTGGCGTGTGGGGGCCGGAACAGCTGATGGACCTGTTGACGGCTGGACGTCGTCAACGTCCGGCTGACTACGAGATCGTGCTGCGTGGTCTCGCCAAGCGCTATAGCGGCGATCAACAGGGCATCGTCAAGGCGGCGCTGAGGGATCGGTATCCACAGACGGGCGACAAGATCCCCGTCGACCCAATCAACTGGCTCCGCTTCTTCGCCCGTCAGGACAGCGGCGTCTATACGGTCCCTGCCCAACGCGAGTTGTATGCCGCTGACGACGTGCCTGTCGACCATGAAGACCCGAGGGCCGAAGCACTCGACGAGGCCCTTGAGGACATCGGGATTGATGTGCTCATGCCCGAGGTCGAGCGACGCGCAAACACGGGCGCACGCGCTGCTGTCGTCATGCTTGGATGGCGCAAGGTCGACGACGCCGATCCGGGCAAGCCCGTTGCGCATATCTACTGGCCTCATGACGTCGTCACGATCAACCATCCGACGGCGCCCGAGGCGCCTGAATCGTTGTGGTTTGTTGCGTTCAGGCAAGCCCGTGCTCAGACGTCATCGGCTGTAGAACTCTGGTGGGTGTGGTCCAGGACGTTCACCGAGCACGACGACGGAAGCGTGGCCTCCTATGGCAAGTGGACCCATCGGCGTGTCTCTGAGGACGGCAAGAAAGCGACGCCATCCGAGGTCTACGACGGCATGTTCCCCGGCGTGTTCTTCAGGTCCGAGCCACCATCGGGTGGCTTCTGGCCTGAGCCTGATCGTGACGCTGCCGTCAACGTCGACGCGTTGAACGTGTCGAGGTCAAATCGCCAGCACATCATTGACATGCAGGCGCACGCGTTGACGATATATAGCGGCACATTGCGTGAGACATCGGAGATCGTGGTCGGCCCCGGCTCCGTCGTGCAAGTCGGCACTGGCGAGACGATCCAATACCTGACGGCTGGCGCGGACCATGCCGCTATTGAGACGTCCGCAACGCGGGATCTGCATGAGCTTGGCGTGTCCCGAGGCAACAGCCCCGATGCCTACAGCGTCGAGCCTGGTGCGCCACAGTCGGGCGTGTCTCGCATGATTGCCAACGCGCCGCATGAGCAGCGCATCGCTGAGATGCGGCCGATCTACAAGCAAGCGGAAGAGCAGTATCTCTTGCCGGTCCTCATCGACATCTTGGAGCGTTACTCGCCTGACGCCCCGGCGTCGTTTGGCGGTGCCTATGTGTCCGTGTCGCTGGGCATGGGCAAGACCTACGAAGACGACAACGCCAAGACGCAACGCGTGTTGGATCTCAAGCTGGCGGGTCTCATCGACGACGCCGATGCACGCGTGTTGTTGGGCCTGTCGGACAACCGCGCTGAGGCACGCGAATACCTTGACGAGACTTCATCAATGCCAATGAGCACGCCGCTGCAATCATTGTTCGCGTCGTCAACGCAACGTGAGACGACTACCACGGTTGATGCTGTCGACGACGTCATGCCCCCTGTCGATGCGCCTACTGAGTCTGTCGTTGATGCGGGCATCACCGCTGCTGCCGCTACTGGCGACGTCCAAGGAACGGCGCTCAACGGCGCACAAGTCGAATCGCTGCTGTCCATCATTCAGCTGGTGTCGGCGGGCTCGCTTCCGGCATCGACGGCACGGGCTCTCATGGTTGCCGCGTTCCCGGCTATCTCTACGACGACACTCGACGAGATGCTTGCAGGGCTCGACGGCTTCAAGCCTCCAGTGCCTGACGTGGTCGTCTGATGGCGAGCAAGCCAAACAAGTCTGGCCCCGTCGCTGACGCGGCGGTGGCCGACCTTGAGGCCATCCGTGTCCAGTTGGATCGGGAGATCCGTCGGGCGCTGGCAAAGCTGAACACGGCCCCCGGCGAGGACACGCTAGTCAAAGCGCAAGGTCGTGTGGCGTCACAGGTTGCCTCTCAAATCGACGCGGCGATGAAGACCCGAGGTCTCAAGGCAATTGAAGGCGTGTTGCGTGACAGGGCGATTGAGTCGGCCCTGGCGGCATTGGGTGGCGTTGACCTCCCGGTGTCCGTCGTGACGGAGATCGACGCCATCGTCAAGTCGCAGACGGCCGACATTGCCGCTGTGTTTGGCGATGCGTCGTCGACGATTCGCAAGGCCATCGCGCTAGGCACGACGACAAGCGCAAGTCTGGCGGACCTTGTCGAAGGCGTTGCGGGCTCCATCGGGACAAGCGTCACGCGTGCGCAAGCGGCTGTTGACGCCAGTGTCATGGCCGCTGGTAGAACCGCTGTCATCCGTGCGGCGACGGAGGCAGCCGATGGGCTTGTGGATTTGGTGTACCTCTACAGTGGACCCAAAGACTCGCGCAACCGCCCGTTCTGTCATGTCCACGTTGGCAAGGCTTTGACAGAGTCAGGCATAGCGCAAGCCGACAACGGACAAGGTCTGCCTGTCGACGCCTTTGCAGGCGGCTACAACTGTCGGCATGTGTGGTCTCCGATGACGCTTGCGGAAGCCCGACGACGTGGAATCGAGATTCTTGAATGAGCATCGTTGTGACCCGCTCCGGCGACCCCCCGCGTGTGCCCCTTGAGCGCATCGCCAAACTCGTTGCGGCGCTTGCGCCTGGCCTGATTCGGGATCGAACCGGCGAAGGGCTCGACGTCAAAGACCGGCGCTTCAGGCCCTACAGTCGCGGCTACATGCTCGCCAAGACAGCCGCTGGCCGCAACGCTGGCGTCAACCTTACTGTTACCAACGGCCTACTCGGTAGCGTTGCCGCTGTCTCCGTCGTCGTCACGGAGCAGGGATTCACCATCGTCATTGCGCCCGGTGCTGGTACGTCGGCTGCCGTGCAATTCGTCGACGGCAAGGCGAAGAGGACCGGCAAACGCTCGCCAACGCATAGTGTCCTCGGCGCCATCCATCACTACGGGCGTGGTCGCATGCCTGCCCGTCCGTGGCTGGCCCTGTCGCCCAAAGACAAGGAATCACTCATGCGTCAACTGTTAGATGCTGGCATTGCCATCCCGTTGCGTGGCCGATCCTGACGTGTTACATAGGTAGCTATGCAGCGCATCCTACTGGGCACGACGCAATCAGTTTCGTCCTACGCCCGCGTCGTGCGGGACGAGACGGTGCGCTACTCCGGCGTGCCTACGTCGGCGACGGCTCGACGTGTGGGGCAAGTCTCTCGCGACCCCGAGACAGCCTACGTTGCGGCGACGATTGACACCCTGTCGACGACGACGCAAGGCGCACATCTGGAAGGCGGCGTCTCGATCACGCTGGCCGTCGCGCAACCGATTGTTGGTGGCCGTCGGTATCTGCTGATCGACTCCGCACATGGGCGTAGCGTCGTTGTCG